TCGAAGCAGCTAGAGAACTTCTGCGTGTCGGGCAAGCTGATTCACGGTGGGCACCCGGTGCTGGCGTGGCAGGCGAGCAACGTGGCGATTCAGCAGGACAGTGCGGCCGGAAACATCAAACCAAGCAAGGCGAAGAGCACCGAACGCATTGACGGGATCGTCAGCCTGGTGATGGCCATCGGCCTCTGGCAGACATCGACAGCACCGCCACCTGAGCAAAACTGGGATTTGGTCGCCATATGATCGCCAACGCCGAGACGACAGAAGACAAGAGCTACCGCATCATCGATCTGCGTGGTGCGTCAGGCGACGGGTGGAACGATTCGCCGTCCCGTGGCCCGGCTGGCGTGCGGGTTACGCCTGAGACGGCCATGCAGTGCTCGACGGTTCTGGCCTGCGTGCGGCTGATTGCCGAGAACGTCGCCACGATTCCGCTGCATGTGTTTCGCCGGCTGCCGGAGGGCGGCAAGGAGCGTGCCCGCGATCTGCCGCTCTACCGTCTGCTCAACCAGCAGCCCAACGGCTGGCTCACGTCGTTTGAGTTCCGCGAGATGCTTACGGCACACTGCCTGCTCTACGGCAACGCATACGCCGAGATTCGCAGCGGGGCGAAAGGTGCCGTGTCAGAGTTGTGGCCGCTGCATGCGTCACGGATGAGGCCAGAGCAGCTCGAGGACGGGACGCTGCGGTATTGCTACCGCGAGCAGAACGGCCGCGAGACGATCTACAGGCAAGACCAGATTTTCCACTTGCGGTGGCTGTCGAATGACGGCGTTTCTGGGATGCTGCCCATCACGCTCTCGCGTGACGCCATCGCACTCGCTCAGGCGTTGGAGACGCACGGCGGTGCGTACTTCGGCAACGCCTGCCGGCTGTCAGGGCTCATGGAGTCCGACAACCCGATCACGGTGGAGACTGCCGAGCGGCTGCGTGAGCAGTTTGAGCGGATGCACCGTGGGGCCGACCGAAGTCATAGAACGGCCGTACTCCCGCAGGGCGTGCATTGGAAGGACGTGCAAAGCACCAACGAGGCCAGCCAGTTTCTGGAAACCCGGCAATACCAAGTGATTGAGATTTGCCGCGCCTACCGGGTTGACCCGTCGTACGTGCAGGACAAGACGAAGGTGGGATACGCCAGCCAGGAGCAGGCCGCCATCGACTTGGTGCAGCAGACGCTCTTGCCGTGGTTCCGCCGCTGGGAGTCGGCCATTACCCGCGACCTTGTGGTGAAAGACGACGTTTTCTTTGCTGAGTTTGATACCCGTGGCCTGCTGCGTGGCGACCTGGCCGCCCAGGCCAACTGGCTGCAAACCATGCTCAACACCGGCATCTACTCGATTAACGAGTGCCGCGAAGTGCTCAACATGAACCCCATCGGGGCGGATGGCGACCAGAGATACATGCAAATGAACCTCACCACCATGCAGGGCATTGCGTCGGCGGCTGCCGGCAACGCTGGTGAGCCGGCCCCGGCCGACAACCTGCCCGTGTCGTACACCGACGAACTGCTCAACGGCGAGACACCGCCGGAAGGTGCTGTTAGGCCCGCCGGCCCAATCTCACGTTCTGCCCCAGACGCCGTGGGCGTTGGAGACTTTGTGTCGTGGAACTCGTCGGGCGGGCGTGGTCGCGGAAAGATTGACCGCGTGGTACGAGATGGCACGATCAACGTGCCGGGCAGCGACTTCAATATTGAGGGCACAGAGGACGATCCGGCCGCACTCATCAGCGTCTACCAAGAAGTCGTAGGCGGATGGAAGAAGACTGACACGCAGGTGGGCCACAAGTTTTCGACGCTCACGCAGATTGACCCGCTGCCCGAGCCGCCGCCGGAAGAGAAGTCACAACCCAAGCGTCGGAGCCGCAAGCGTGGCTAAGTACGACAACATCGACTTCACGCCACCCAATGGCGTGCAAAAGGAGGCGGCTCAAGGGCTGGAGTGGCGTGACAAGTTCAACCGTGGCGGCACTGAAGTTGGAGTGGCCCGAGCGAGAGACTTATCAAACGGCACCAACATCAGCCCAGACACGGCACGCCGGATGGCGTCGTTCTTTGCCCGCCACGAAGTGGACAAGCAGGGCGAAGGGTTCCAGCCAGGCGAGGACGGCTTTCCCAGTGCTGGGCGTATAGCGTGGGCTCTGTGGGGCGGCGACCCTGGACAAGCATGGGCAAACAAACTTACGCGGCAGATGGATGCCGCTGACAACGAGGGCCGAACGATGAACACTGAACTGGAACGCCGCTGCGTGGCTCTTCCGCTTACGCTGGAAACCCGAGAGGCCGGCAAGGCATACATCACCGGATACGCAGCAAAATACAACGTCCGCTCTACGCTGCTCGGAGGCCGGTTCCGCGAGGAGATCAAGCCGGGTGCGTTTGACCGTGCCCTGCGTGAGCAAGAGCACCCGATCGTGGCCTTGTGGAACCACGACAGCAATCACGTCTTGGGCAGCACCCGCAGCGGCACGCTCGAGGTGGACACTGACGACATCGGCATGCGGTACTCAGTGGAGATTCCAGACACCACTCTGGGGCGCGATCTTCAAGTTTTGATTTCTCGTGGCGACGTTTTCGGATCAAGTTTTGCGTTTGCCATCGCTGGCAAAGACGGCGAATCGTGGTCTGAGGAAGACGGCCAGGCCGTGCGTTACGTCCACGAAGTCGAGGGCGTCTACGACGTTTCCCCCGTGCTCACGCCAGCGTATGAGCAGGCCACCACGGGCGTGGCGGTTCGCTCCTATGAGCGGTTCCTACAATCGCACCGACCGGCGCTGAAGCTGCCGGGTCTCTCACGGGATGCGAAGAGCGAGAAGGCAATCCGTAGGTTTCTGCGACAGCATGGCCACAAGATCGGGTGACGTTTGCCCACACTGTCGCCGGGCACGCTTTGGCGTGTACTCGTCATCAGAAAAGGGCGGCATTTGCACTCGCTACCTGCGGTGCCCATCGTGCCGAAAGACGGCTAAGCACGTCGTGAAGTCGTGCGAAGTTCGCAGACGCTCGCTGCCTAACTAGGCAACAACCTGCAGTCTCTTAACTGCAAGGAACGGCACCGCTGGCTCTAGCGTGCGTATAGGTCACCACCTACCGCACACAGGAGCCACACGAATGGCCGCCAGCAAAGTCAAGGAACTGCTCGACGAACTCGCCGCGACCCTCGCCGAGATGGGGATGCTCGAGGAGCAAGAGGGCGAGCCGGCTGAGGAGACGGCGATGGAAGGCGACGAGACCATGCCCGCCGCGATGGAGCGGTCTGCCGAAGCTCGCCAGGCGAAGTACGACGATTTGCTGGCCAAGGCTGAGCGGATCAAGTCGGCAATCGCCAAGGAAGAGGCCCGTGAGGCCCGCAAGGCCGAGCTGCTTAAGGTTCTGCACCGTGCTGCCCCCGTGGAGTCCACCGAAATGGCCAAGCCCCGCATTGAGGCCGTGTCCTACCGGGGCTACAAGCCCGGCGTGTTTGAGTCGCCCGAGGTGGCCCACCGCTGCGGCATGTGGCTCAAGAGCATCAACGGTGACTCTCACGCCCGCCAGTGGGTGCGTGACGCGCTCGGCATCGAGTCCCGTGACCTCGGCGGCCAGATCAACAGCCTCGGCGGTGCGCTGGTTTTCGAGGATTTCAGCAACTCGCTGATTCGCCTTGTCGAAACTTTCGGCGTGTCCATGAACCTCGCCCAGCGGGTTACGACCTCGTCTGACACCCTGCTGGTGCCCAAGCGGCTGTCGGGCGTCACCGGTTACTGGCTGGGTGAGAATTCCACCATCCAGACCAGCGACCCCACTGCGACGATGGTGCAGCTGGTGCTCAAGAAGCTGGCAGCGTCCACCCGCGTGAGCAACGAGCTGCTGGCCGACAATGCGATTTCGGTGGCTCAGTGGCTCGTGCAGGAATACGGCACGACCATCAGCGGCACCCTCGATGATGCGTTCTTCAACGGCGACGGCACCAGCACCTACGGTGGCATCCGTGGGCTGTCGCAGATCAACGACGGCACGCACACGGCGTCGATTCATTCGGCCGCGACTGGCAACACCACGATTGCCAGCCTGGACATTGACGATTACCTGGGTGCCCTGGCCAAGCTTCCCCGCTACGCCATCGGTACCTCAGCGTTTTACATGCACCCGAGCGTGTACCACAACAGCGTGCAACGCCTGATGCTGTCGAGCGGCACGGCTGGCAGCGGCACCATCGGTGCTCTGTCTGGTGGAAACACCGCCCAGAACCTCGCCCAAGGCACGCCCAACACGTTCCTCGGCCTGCCGGTGGTGTGGGTTCTGAAAATGAACTCGGCACCGACAACCGGCCAGATCGCGGCCTACGTCGGCGACATCTCGCTCTCGTCCATCATGGCGAATAAGGGCGACATGCAGATCGCCAGCTCGACCGACCGCTACTTTGAGGCCGACCAGACCGTGTGGCGGGTCACCTACCGCTGCGATATCAACCACCACTCGCTGGGCACCACCAGCGAGGCTGGCCCGGTCGTCGCACTCAAGCTCGCTTAATCCTGACATCCTTCCCTGGAGACTTTGAGACATGAACCACGCTTCTGGAACTAAGAGCGTCACGAAGGCTACGGCGAGCGTTGCGGCCAGTGCCACGCACTCGCACGAGATCGACTGTGCAGGCTTCAAGTACGCCAGCATCGACGTTGTGTTCTCGCCCTTCACGGCGGCCACTGCGGCGTATGCCAGCGTGCTGAAGGTTCAGGAGAGCGACGCCAGCGGCTCGGGCCAGGCGGACGTTACGGGCCTGTCGATCACGGCTGGTGCCGGCGCGACGACCGGTTTCAGCGTCGGGGCCGTGGCCCGCTTCAACGTTGACCTGCGGGGCCGCAAGCGGTACCTGACGGTCGTGACCAGCCCCGGCAACACCGTTGCCATTGCGAGCAACGCCCGGCTGTCCAAGGCCGAGCAGCACGCTGTGACGGCCACCGAGAGTGGCGTGAACAACGTCGCCAACCTGTGATTGCTTGACATTGCTGCGATAACGCCCACAGCGGGCGGCTGGGTTCGCCCCGGCCGCCCGTTTTGCGTTACGCAAGGAGCACACCGTGAAAGTAAGTGTTGGCAACGCCGAGCACGAACTGAGAGTCGAGGCGGCATTCTCGATGCCACGCCTGACGTTCAGCGATAACTTCTTCTGCGTCATGCAGTCGCTGCTGCCGCTCGGCATTCGCCCGACAAAGTTTGTGGGGGCATTTTGGGAGCAGTGCCTCGATCGCGTCCTGCTCGAGATGCTGGACCGCACCGACTGGATTCTGGCGATTGACTACGACAGCGTCTTTGAGGCCGACACCGTACAGCGGCTGATGACTGCGGCCATGGTGAGCGGATACGACGCCGTCGCTCCGCTGCAAACGAAGCGAGACGAAGGCGTGCCCATGTTTACGCCTGAAGGCCACGACGGCACCATCGGCCTGGTGCAGCTGCCCAATACATGGTTTGAGGCTGTCGTGCAGCCGGTGAGCACCGCCCACTTTGGATGCACGCTGATCCGCAGCGAGGCTCTGAAGCGGACGCCGACGCCTTGGTTCCTGGGCACGCCACGCCCTGACGGGCATTGGGGCGACGCGCCCGAGGGCGAGCAGCCACGAACCGACCCAGACATTCACTTCTGGCGGCAGTTCAAGTCATGCGGCAACACGCTCGGCATCGCACCGCAGATAGCCATCGGGCACGCCGAGCTCAAGTTTACGTGGCCGGGGAGGGACTTGAAACCTGTCTGGCAGTCACCGAGCGAGTATTGGTCTGCCGGCGGAAAACGTCCGCCGTCTGCGTGGGGTTCCATCGAACATGGGGAGGCATCCAATGCCTGACGATCAAGTGACTTTGCGATTTCTGCGTCCGCACGGCGTGTACCGCAAGGGCGACACGATCACGTACCCGCGTGGGCCGGCCAAGTCTTTGCTGTTTGCTGGCGTCTGCGAGATCATGCCCGAGGAGCGGCAGCTGCTCGAGGTGGCCATGGTCGAACGCCGAGACGTTGAAACGGCCGACGCACCACGCCGCAGAGGAAGGAAGGCCAAATGAGGTACCGCAGCCTTGTTCGTGCCACCGAGCCAGCCAACCCCGTAACGCTGGCGGAAGCGAAACTTCACCTGCGTATTGATTCGTCAGCCGAGGACGATCTGATAGGCACGCTCATCACGGCGGCGACACGCTGGGCAGAGGACTACACCGACAGGACGTTTTGCACCACCCAGTGGCAGATGCGTCTCGATTCGTTCTACGGGCCTGTCGGCAGCCCGGTGCAGTTTGGGTTGCGGGCGGACGGCAACAACATCGAGGGACGCCAAGGCACCGTGCCCAACCTTGATATCGAACTGCCACGGCCGCCCATGGTGCAGACGGGAACGGCCACGGCTGTGACGATCACCTACACGCCTGACGCTGGAGCCTCTACGACGACGCTAGACGCCGTTGAGTACCGGGTTGATAGGCAGGCCACTCCGGGCGTCTGTCGCCCGCTGTACGGCAAGACGTGGCCTTCGCACCTTGTGGATCAGAACAGCACCGTGGTGACGTGGTACGCGGGCTACTCAGCAACCGGCACCAGCGTGCCGGCACCGGTCAAGTCGGCCATCCTGATGCTCGTCGCCCACCTCTGGCGAAACCGTGAGATGGCGGCCGAGACGGCATTGAGCGAAGTCCCGATGGGTACGAAAGCCCTGCTCGACACCATCCGCTGGGGCTCCTACAAATGATTAACGCCGGCAGCCTGACCGACAGAATCGTGATTGAGCAGGCGACGGAAACACGCAATTCCGTTGGCGAAGTCTCGCTGTCGTGGTCCACGTTTGCCACGGTGTGGGCAGACGTGCAGGCACTCTCCGGCCGGGAAGCCGAGCGGTATGGCCAGATCGTCGGATTCACTGGCCACAAGGTGACGATACGCCAACTGCCGGGCGTCAAGGTTTCCATGCGAATCATTTACGCAGGCACCCGAACGCTCGAAATCGGCGCTATAAACGAGTACGAACGCGGCTGGTATCTCGAGCTCATCTGCACAGAAAAGGCCGACACATGAGCATTCCTGAAGCACCAGAAGCGTTTCTGTATCAGCGGCTGACGAGCCAGACGGCGGTTTCGTCGCTCATCGGCTCGCGGGTCTACCCTCTGATTGCCCCGCAAGGCACGCCGCTGCCGCTTGTGGTGTACCAGCGGACGGGCGTAGAGCGTCCGCAGTCGCTCTCTGGCAACGTCGGCAACCCTTTAGTGACGCTGCAGCTGACCACCTACGGAACTTCTTACACGTCAGTTAAGACCATCGCTAGGGCAGTAAGGCTGACTGTCGATGGGTGGACAGGCACAACGGCTGGCGTGACGCTCCAGAGAACGACGCTCTTGACTGAGGCTGACGGCGTGGACATGCCAGCCGATGACCAGATGCTGCCGTACTACAGCGTCCAGCAGTCATTTGAGTTCAGGATAAACGAGACGGTGCCGACGACCTGGCCGGTAGCACCAACGGTGCCCGCCGCTCCGACGATCTTGCAGGCTTCTTTTGTTGGAGGCGACATCGGGACGGAAGTGCAGTGGTCTGCACCGGCTAGCGACGGCGGGTCTGCCATCACAGGATACCTCGTCTACTTTGATGACCAACCTGCCACGCCAACCAGTGTAGTCAACAGCACGCTCTACAGATTTGCCAACAATTATTCAGGGTCTAACGCCAAGGTTTCCGCTGTCAACGCCGTAGGCGAAGGTCCGAAGTCTGCGCCCGTTCAGGTGACGGCGTAGGCGGTTCCACATCAACGAGGCGACGTAATGGCACGGCCAGTGATGACGCTGGAGTTTCCAGACTTGCCCGGCTTGGCCGAGCAGTTTCGGCAATTGCCGAAGTCGCTAGCGTCTGCTGCCATTGGTGCCGGCGTTAAGCGTGCCCTCAAGCCCGCCCAGGAAGAGCTCAAGCGGCAGACGCCAGTCGGCCCTACGGGCAATCTAAGGCGTGGCATCGCCACGAAAGCCAAGCGATACCCAAAGACCGGCTCGGCCGTGGCGATCGTGGGCTATCGCAAGTCAGGCACCGGCAAGCCGCCCAAAGAAGGCACGAAAAGGCGAAACAAAGCCTCAGACAAAACGCAGCACCAGTTCATGGTGGAGTACGGCACCAAGCCACGAGTGACCAAGAGCGGTGCAAATCGTGGCCGCATGCCCGCCATGCACCCAATTGAGCAGGCGTCTCGTGCCGCTGAGTCACAGGTAAAGGCATTGCTGGAATCAGAGATGAAACTGGCCTACGAAAAAGCCCTTAAGCAGCTGCCCCGGTACATGGCTGCCAGGGCTAAGAAGGGGCGGGCGTAACTGCAAGGGTTGCCCCGCCATCGCCTAGCCTGTGAGTAGGGCTGTGCCGCCCGTAACTCACCAGGAGAGGCCAGATGGCTACTGACTCGCAGGGCTCGACGTTCGTGTTCGCCAGCGCTACCTACACGGTCACCAGCGTCACCGTGACGCCTGGTGGTGACCTGCTGGACGAGTCGCACCTTGGCCTTGCCACCGGTGCTGGGCGACGATACCAGACCCCGGCGTTGAAGGACGACGAGATCAGCATGGAAGCCCTCGGCACCTCAACCGTGGCCGTTGGCACTAGCGGCAATCTCGTGTTTGCCAGCACGACGTACACCGCCATCTGTGCGAGCTCGAGCGTGGCCTACGCCGTCGGCGAGCTGGTCAAGCAGAGCCTGACCTTTAAGGTCCGCACCTAACGACGGGAGGCCGTCGTGGCGAAGAGTTCGCAGGGCATCTATGTAGCGATGGATGATGCCGGGCCGGCGGGTGACGTAAACATTACCGAACTCGTCAGCGTTTCTATTGACGGCATTCAGTGTGACACCGTCGAAGTTACGCCCCGTTCGCAAACGACCCGGAACAAGTTGTTTAGCCCTTCGGATACGGACTATGGCACCGTGTCCATCGTTATGCGTTCCCAGAGCTTCATCACTGAAGCCGCCGTTGGCGAACCGTGCTCTTTGACAATTGCTGACGAGAGTGTGGCCCAGACGTACTGGGCAGGTCCGGCAATCATCCAATCGCTTGCATGGCGGGCTAGTGTAGGGGAACTGCAGGAATACTCTGTGACCCTCAAACTAGGATCAAGGACATCGTAATGGGACTTGCCGAGACAATCCTTGCGGCCGACCAGGCCAAGAGCATCAAGGTTGCTGTGCCTGAGTGGGACTGCGACGTGTGGATCCGCACGCTGCCGCTGGGCGAGTTGCAGTCGTGGGAGTTGGCGTGCCTTCGCAGTAAGGGCGAAGGCGTGGACGACTACCGCACGACGTATCTGTCGAAGTGCCTCGTCGATGCCGACGGCAAGCAGATCTTCACAAGCGAGCAGCTCAAGAAGGTGAGCGGCACTGTCGGTGCAAGGCTGTTCAAGATCGCTCAGGCACACAACGACCTAGACGAAAAGGAAATCGAGGAGATAGGAAAAAACTGATTGACCGGCCGCTGGACGCATTCCCGCTGCTGCTGGCCGGTCACCTGGGCATGACGGTGCGGGAACTTGGCGAACGAATGGACGTGGCTGAGTACCGACAGTGGTTGGCATTGCATAGATACGTGAATCCCTTGGGAGGCGAGTGGCGGCAGACGGCACGGGTAGTGGCGGCAACGCTGGCACCGCATTGCGGGCGAGGCAATCCGCCACGGGAAGACACATTCATGCCGACTGAAAAACTGCCTATGACGCCTGAGCAAATCGCAGCAGAACTCAGCAAGATCAGACGGTGACGTATGGCAACAACTCTAGCACTGGCGATGCGGGCCTCGATGTCCGCCAGCGGAGTTGTGTCTGGTGCTAGCGACGCCAGCCGTGCAATGGACCGCATGGGCAAGCAGGCGAAGCAGACGGCCCGAGACGTTTCCACGCTCAAGAACATTGCCATCGGTGCCGTGCTCGCCAAAGGCGTCAGCATGGCGGCCAATGCGTTGATGAGTGCCAGCCGTGCCGCCCTTTCGTATGCCGCCAGTGCGGCCAACGCCGTCGATCAGACCAACGACCTGGCACAGCGTCTCGGCATGAGCGTGGAGTCTCTGCAAGCGTTGCAGATGGCGGCCAAGTTGTCTGGCGTCGATGATGCCACGGGTGCATTGCAAAAACTTACCGTCGCCATCGGCAACGCTGCCGAAAGCGGCAAGACCGAAGCATTCACCAAACTAGGGTTGGACTTTCAAGCCCTGCAGTCCATGTCACCCGAGGAGCAGTTTAAGGCCGTACAGCAGGCGATTGCTTCGTTAAAAACGCCGGCCGAGCAAGCAGCTGCCGCCGTGTCGATTTTTGGCAAGGCCGGCGTGGAAATGCTGCCGCTGATGAGCCAGAACCTTGAGGAGATTGAGCAGCGAATGCGGCGGTTGGGTGCCATCGTTGGCGATGATCAGGTTGAGGCTATCGGCTCAATGAACGATTCGCTGGACATGGTAAAGGCATCGTTTGACGGGATCGCTGCAACGGTCGTCGGCAACCTTGCGCCGGTTGTCGAGAGTCTTGCAAACGAGATTCTTGCCATGGTGGAATCGTTCAACAGCGTGAGCGGCTCAGGGGGCGAAGGTATCGCCAATGCCATCACCGATGCGTTGCTAGACATCGCCGACTATTTCGCTGGCATCTTCGACAACGCCGTGGCATCGTTCGACGGGTTCGGCACCACGATGCAGGAAGTCGGCTCGGTGTTTGAGTTTGTGGGCAACGTGTTTACGGCCGTCGCTGAGATTTTACGGGCAGGGTTCAATCTGTTTCAGATTGCTGGCAACGTGCTGGCCATGGGGCTCGGAAAGTTCCTTGAGGGAATCGGCTCGTGGGTTTCAAAAGACCTCGAGCAGTTTGGAAAAGACTTAACGGCCAACGCCCAAAAGCAAGCAAATCAAAACTCTGCGGAAATGAAGAGTGCCGCGTCTAACGCTGGTGCGGCAGCTAGCCGTGCTGTGTTTGGCGGCAACGCATCGCAAGGCGGCGAAGAGGGCCCGGCCCGCCGTGCTGTGCGGTCTGCTCGTGAACGCATGACGCCCGAGGCTAAGGCCGAACGAGACGCAGCACGCAAGGCTAGGGATGCAGACGCGAAGGCTGCCAGAGAAGCGGCTGCCGCCGTTGCGAAGTCGAGGAAAGACTTTGAAGATGCACGCAAGCGGCAAGATGAAAAAAACAAAAAGATATCAGCCGTTGACAAGAACATCGAAGGAAAGAAGGACGAGGCAACGGCTATTCTTTCTGAGCGTGCTGCCGCCCTCGGTGGTAAGTCCAACGAAGCACTCAAGGCCAACGACGTTCGCTCTGGCGAGGGTATGGCCCAGTTCTTGGCCTTAGCGTCTGGGCGTGAAGATCCGGCCATTGCCGAGTACCGCAAGCAGACGCAGAAGCTCGACGAGATTCGCGGCGAACTGCGTGCCCTGCAGCAAGAGAAGGTAGACATCCTGGGAGCCGCTGCGTAATGGGCATCGTCAACGTCACAGAACTCGCGCAGGTTGCGGCCAGCCGTAGGTTCGGCGAGGCCCCGGTATTCCAGCGGCAGTTCGTCGTCGAGGTGGACACCCCGACAACGACTCAGTCGGCAGTACTCGTCGCCTCTGGCGTCCCGTTTCTCGCACCACACCCAGAAGCCAGTTACTGCAAGGCACTCAACGCCAGCGTCAGCAACTACAACGGCAGCCGCTGGCACTACCTCGTCACCTGGGACTACGAACTGCCCAAGCAGCAGAACGTAGACCCCAACCCGCTAGCTCGAGCAGATATCTGGAAGTGGAGCACGGGCGGCCTACAAGTGCCGTCGCTCTACTACTACGAGGGCGAGACTCTGGCACCGCTTCAGAACTCGGCCAACGATTTCTTTGAGGGCGTCACCACAGACATCAGCACGCTACAGGCGTCCATCAGCGGCAACCGTGCGACGTTTGACTACGGCCTGGCCACGACGGTGACGAACGCCATCAACTCGTCTCCGTACCTGGGAGCACCTCCCTACACCTGGAAGTGCTCCGGCATCGCTGCCAACCCGGCCGTCGAGGTGGTTAACGAAGTTGAGGTCCGCTACTGGCAGGTGGAGGTGACGCTGGAGTACCGGCCCGACGGGTGGCCTCTTCAGCTGCCCAACATTGGCTGGAACTACCTAGACGGCAGCACGAAGAAGCGGGTGACGGTGGACTACGACCCTGGCGGCGGGCAGCCGATTGAGAAGGTGCCATCCAGCAACCCGCAGCCGCTCAACACCGACGGCACGCTAGCCACCGGTGCCCCAACCATCTTGGTTCGCCGCGTGCATAAAGCCGTGAACTTTCAGCAGTATTTCGGCACACCAACGCAACAGTAGGAGACTCCCATGGCAGATCTAACGTGGTCAATCAACGCCCAGGTCGCCCGTGGCAACCTCAACCAGGCGTTCGTAGCGTCTGGCGTCACTGCGGATTGTTCGGCAAGCGGCATCACCACGCTGACGCTGACGCCTGGCACGAACGCCGCAGGCACCGCAGCCATCAGCACGGCCACGCTGTCGAGCGTAGGGCTGTTCTTCGCCCGCAACCTCTCCACAGTCGCCACAGCGGCCGTATCGTTCGGGCAGTTGTCCGCAGGCGTCCTAGTGCCGTGCGTCTCGCTCCAGGGCGGTGAGGCTGCCGTGGGGCGTCTTGCTGCTGGCAGCTACGCGGCCCAATCGAATCGCACCGGCACGCAGCTCGTCATCAGCATCGTCGAGGGCTGACATGAGCCAGGGTGCCAGCAACGGTGCGGGGCAGGGGGCTGGCAAGAGCTTTGTGTCGTTCTCTAGGCCGGCAGCCCAGCGAATCGCCAAGGCAGTGCGTGTCGTCGAGGGTGGCAACCGCACCCAGCCGGGGCTGACGTTTGACCACCCGATGCCGGGCGGCGTGGCGGGCAAGATGTTTCGCGTCTGCACTTTCACGGGTGCGTGGTCAATCAGCACCAGCAAGAACGTCACGTTCAAATACCAGACAGCAACGCCCAACACGGCGGCAGTGCAGAACGACCTTATCAGCCTTCCCAGTGCTGGCACCCGCAATTGCGTAATCGGCCGCGAAGGCACGGCGTGGCATCTCATCAACTGGCAGTGGGACATCGTCAACGCTGCGACGGCGGCCACGCTCACAACGACATCGCTGCGGTTTGACACGCTGCCGGTCGGTGCGGTCGCCGCGTCTTCTACCGTGTCGTTCTCGGTCTCTGTCGCTACGTGCAGCACGACGTGAGGTAGCGATGCCGCTATACGTGCAGAACGGTAGCCTACTGAATAAGGCTGGGACACTGGGCACAAGCGCAGGCTGCTGCTGCGGTGGTTCGTGCCAGCGGTGCGTCACCATTTACCGTGCAAGGCTTACTTTCGATAGCGGCGGCTGCGGCGAGGAAGTGTATGAGGTAGACATCGACATCCCCGCCGAGTACACGTTTCCGCTCACCATCAACATCACGGGGGATGTTGACGACGACTTGAAGATTAACGGCACGCTCATCGAAGACAATCTGTATAAGCCGTTTCCAGACTTACCGTGCAACTTGCCACATTCAGTTGGCGGCGGACCAGCCGGGTACACCACAACCATCTCATCTAGTCCGCTGACGTTGACGCTGGTGGACAACTACGGCGGCAACAAAATCCTTGACGTTATTGTTTGCCTGGACCCTGACAACGAACAGAACCGGAGCGAGTGTCCGACTGCTACGAACGTGTCATCAGTTGGCGAAGGCTGGATGGTCAACCCGCTGCCATGATTACGTGCCGCCTCGCAGACCTAGAGCAACGCTGCCGCGAACGTGGCTACACGCTCGATGAG